TTCATCGTAAGAAAAAGAATCTTCCATTAAAAAGTTTATTTCTTCAGTTGTTAAATGGGGTTTTGTTTGTTTATAGTATTCATATAAAACATCATTATCATTTAATTTACTGTAATCTTTATTAAGTTTTACATAATCGTTTATATCTCCACCAGTTTCTTTCATAAACTCAACTAACCTCTCTACATTTTCTGGTAATGGTTCACCAGTTGTTTTAGCTTCAGCTATTGCTTCTTCAACTTTTTCCTCTACTTCCTCAATCTCTTTTTCAGTAGAATCTTCAGTAATTTCTTCTAAAACTGGAGCTTCTTGTTCTTTTACTTCTTCTTGTTTTTGCTCAGGTTCTGTTTGCTTAGAATCTTCAACTACTTCTTTTTCGTTAATTTTATTTTCTTCTGGTTTTTCGTTTAAATCAACTCTAGTAACATCTTCTTTTACTTCTTGTTTTTCTTTACTAAGATCAACTTTTACAGTATCTTCTTTTGATTCAAACTTTTTTATTTTAGTTTTTTTAACTTTTAGTTTCTCAACAGTATTATCTACTGCTGGTTCTTCTTTTTTCTTTTTTGCCATAATATAATATAATAATAATTAATAAATTTATTTAGGATCGAAAGTACCCATACCAAAACCTCCTCCTAGTATATCATTACCTGAAGATTCAAAGTTTTTAGGTGGTTTACCGCTATTTCTTTGGTCTATAAGTTGACTTTGTTGACTTGCTTGTATTCTAGTTCTTTCGTCTTTTCTATCTTCCTTTTGTTTTTCTTTATTTTTTTGACCTTGTACTTCTATACCTTTTAACTGCATGTTGTATTGAAACTCTAAAGCCATTAACTCTTTTTTATGCTGAACTTCTTGCATCATTTTTTGTGACTCTAATTGAGATCTAATTTGCTCAAGTTGAGCTTCGTTTTCAGTTATAGTTTGATTTTTTTGAATTTCAGCTTGAGCAGCTGCTTGAGCAGACTGTTGATTTAATTGAGCCTGCTGTTGCATGTTTTGCATTTGCATTTGTTGGTCTCTTGCTATCTTTTTTCTTCTTCTTATTTTTAAAAGTTGATTTGCTAATTTTACATTTTTTATTTCTCTAATATCAATAGCATCAGCTAACTCAATTATTTGTTGTTGAAGAGCCATTTGTATATTGTTTTCTAACATCATCTTTTCTTCTTCATCTGGCTGTAATTCAATAAAAATACCAAAGTCATATAAATAAAGTTCTTTTAGTTCTTCTAAAACAGCAGCATTATGTACGCCTATTGACTGTATAAACGCTTCTCTTGTTGGTGAATATTCTAATATATCAGATATTCTAAGTGATAAACACTCTGCTGTTTCTGCTGTTAAAAACAAACCAGCTTGTAATATATGTCTTGTAGCTGTATTACTATTTGCAGCTGCAAGTTTTTGCACACCTACTAAAGCGTTTTTATCTGGCATACTACCATCTCTAGCTTCATTTAAACCAGTCACATCACGTATCATTTGTAAGTAATAATTGTAATTGCCTATAAGCGCTTGCATTTTTTGACCACCAGCTCCTGATGTAATTTCCTGTATTGGTACTTTACCAGGATTCATATCACCGTCTTGTGTAAAAGATCTACCAATAACACTACCAGTTTGGAAGAACATGTTTAAAGCTTCTTGTGGATTATAGTTTGTACCGTTACCTAAGTCTATTTCTGCTAAACCATCTGCATCTAAATAAACACCATCTGGTACCATACGAGATAAAACTTGTTGTAGTTTTAAATGTGTTAACTGTATCATGTCTGCAAAACCAGTTATTTTTCTAACTAAAGAATCAATTCTGCCATTATACATACGTGGTGCTACAATAGAATAATTCATTTTAACTTTAGTAAAATTACTTTTAGGTCGCATCATATTTTTTGCCATTTCCCATCTAAGTAATTTATTTGTACCAAGTATCATAGCGCCATCGTAAAGCACCTCTATTGATCTTAGCATTTTACCGTAACCACCTTCTTTATCCTGTGGTGGGTTAAACGAATCATCTTTTTGTATTATTTTTTCAGCACCAGTACCAGTTTCTTTTACTTTGTAAACTTCGTTCATATAAGTTTTATAGTTAAAGTATAAAACTTGTATTGTGTTATTATCTTCTTTATCGTAATTATGTTGTGAGTTGTAGTTTGATCTAGTAGTTGGTTTTGTTTTCATTATTTCTTCTAAATCACTTTCAGTCAAATGAGGAAACTGTTTTGCTAATTCATTTACAGGTATTGTTTTAACCTCGCCAACATAGTATATATCTTCAAAATATGGTGACTCTGTATACGAGTAAACTAAATTAGCTGGATCAACATAATCAATAACAACACCTTCTGAAGTATTAAAAGATGTTTTAACAGCACCTATACCTAAAACAGTAAGGTCTTGATAAAATTGTTTTTTAATTAACTCATATCTATTTCCTTCAAACAAAGTGTTTAATGCCTGTTCTTCAGCTAATTCTGCTGATTGCTTATACGATATTTGCATATGAAGACCTAACTCTTCGTTTGTTTCAGGTAATTCTTCTATATTGCTTTCTCTAACGTTTAAATTTAAATCTCGCTGTACGGCTTCATTAAATTGCTTTAACCTCATATCTTTCATTATAGCGTCCATATATTGTGTTCTTTTTGAAACACCATATGGATCTTGTGAAAAAGCTCTCACGTCGTATGTTCTTTCAGCTATACCATTTACAACTATATCAACAAACTTAGATATAATTGGCACAGGTTTCCAGTCTAAATTTAAATAGGACAAATCACCATTTATTGACAACTCATCCTTGTATTTTTGTATAGGTTGCTCACCTCTAGCGTACAGTCTTAAATTATGAAAATCATTGTGGTTTGTTCTATATCTATTAATATTTCTATCATCATCAAACCACTCTTGCTCTATAGCTCTACCAACTCGTAAACCATAGTCGTAACTTAGCTTTTCAGCGTCACTAACGGTTTGACTTGGAAAATAGCTTTTGCTAGTATATGCCATGTTTATTGCTTAATTATTCTTGAATTAGTTCCAGTATTAGTATACTTGGAAATATTTATATTTAGTTTTGGTTTTTCAACCTTTGCGTTTGGTGCGTATAAATGTCTATTGTTAGCCATTATAGCTAAACCACTACTTATTGTTGCATCAAACTTAGTTCTTTTTGTTATATCAAATCTACTCCAATCATTTAGTAAGTCATTAAAATATAGACTACCAAAACTACCATCTTGCCTCATGCCTACGTGATCTTGTATATACATTTCAATAGCTGCTGCATGAGCTTGCTTTATATCTTCACTAGAGTTTGGTATACCACCTATTTCTTTTTCTGCTACAGAAAGTTTGTTCCATATTTTATCAGGTCTATTCATACTAAAACCTCTATAACCTCTACGTCGCAAATAATATAATAACCTTGGTTTGTTGTTCTCTGCAAGTATTGGCATACCATAAAACACTAGTGCCATCAACACATCTTCAAAAAATATCTCAGCTGTTGGTGGTCTTGATAAGTACTCTAAAAAAAAGCTATTAGCAGGCGCATCTTCCATGCTAAACTTAGTTAATCCATGTAAAGCTCCTTTTGAACCTTGACCATCTACAGTTCCAGATATATCATAACTATCACAGCCAAAAGCACCCATGTGTTCATTGCCAGGGTGTTTAACACCGTTTTTAAGTATTATTTTATTTTGTAAATGTTGAGGTGGTACCCAACTAACTTTAAACCTGCCTTTTGGATCTGGATAAAATATTACATTTGTATCTTTAACGCCATTTACCCATTGAAAATTACCAGTTGAAATACCTAAAGTTCTAGACATTTCTTCATTGTAATCTATTTGCTCGTATATTTTTATTAAATTAAATATACTGTTTTTTGTTTCATCTCTAAACGCGTGTTCTTCAGTTCTTGGAAACTGCCTGTAAAATTCGTTTAACGCATCTTGATCACCTTTTAAACCATCAGCTTCGTTATTCCAGTGATCAATAACACCTATGTCAATTAGTTGACCATCTGGTGCGAACACATCCCTGTTAGGAGTAGTAAATACTGGAACTCCGTGTTCGTCAATAAATCCTTCATAGTTCCATTCCATTGGGATAAACAAAGAGTATAAACCAGATTTCGTTTGACCGTTTCTATTTCGTTTTGTGACATCACTTGCATTATATAATTTTTTAAAGTTATCACCTCCTTTGTCAAGCGCATTACTAGTGCTACCCATCATACACTTACCTATAATTCTACTACCTAGTCTAAGACATGTTTTAGTTACTCGCCAGTTGTTTAATATATTATCAGGTCTTTCCCACTTACCACTTTCATCGTGCACTAATAAAGCTAGCTTTTCACCATCATAACTATTGTCACCAGTGTTTTTCCAGTCTATAGTTGTATCTAAACCCTGTATATCCTCAAGCTTTTCGTTAGCTGTTATTTTTTTTCTTGTAAACTTACTAGCTGGTACTCTATATGCAAGCTCTGATTTAGGACGATCCATACCATCTTGTATTGGTTTAAAGAAAAAAGGATAATTAATACTAATAGGTACTACTTTATCTGTAAACATTTTTTTTGCATCCGCACCTGTTTTAGATAGTATACCATATCTACTATCACTCGATATTGTTGCTAAATTAACTGTTTCTGCAGATGACATAAAACTAAAACCAGATCTTCTGTTTTTAAGATATGCCATACCATAACATCTTTTATCAGCTTTACAAGCTTCCCAAAATATATAAAACAGTCTGTTTGCCTCTCTAAAGTCAGGTGCACCTACATCTATTTTACTCCATTGTAAATACATGTAGTGCGTACCTGTTATATATGTTGGTTTATTATTATTGTAAAACCAAAAACCTTCTTCTCTTCGTTTAAACTCTTCATCTATGTAATCATACCATTTTTCTTTTTGGTCTTCTGGATATGATTTCCAATCAAATATATTTTTTAATCTACTTAATTCTTTTGGATATTCTATTTTTTGCCACTTATTTACTTCGTTTTTGTGCACGTGCACTGGCAACATTGGCAAAGCAATGCGCAAACCTTGGATCTCAAGTACATCACCAATTTTTCCAGTTTTAGAGATAACCACGATATCATGTTCTTTATTGTATCCATATTTCCATTTTTTTAATTTGTTAATACGACTAATAGTCGTTTTTTTAATAGGTTCTATTATTTTAACTAAACTTTGCTCGTACATTACTTAGATCTTCCTTCTGCGAATCCTTTAAAAACTTTTTTTTCTACTTCTTCAGGCGCTTTACCTTCTAGTAAGTTTTTTTCTTCTTGAATTCTGTTAAGTATTTCAAATGCATCAAATATAGCTAGTTTTTTTGTAGCAGCAGCATTTTTTAATCTATCAGCTGATATATCATCGTCTGAATCTACAATAGGTTCTTTTGCAACTTTAATTAATTCATCTACTGCTTTTTGCCCAGCTAGGATTATATTCTTCTTCGTTTCCTTGATATTCATATTTAATTGTAATAAAATTTGATAAAACTCTGTATAGTCTTTCACCGTCAACTATAAACTCATATTCACTGCTTGGCCTGAAACCGACTAGCTCATTAACATCCACGGTACCATCTGTATATTTAACTACACCTTGTAATGGTTTTTCAGACTCAGTATTAAATTTATCTACAGCCTTTAAAGGTTTTACAAAACAATAACCTTTTGGTGCTATCCACTTTTGTTTTCTTTTATATAGAAATATTTGGTCTTGATTTATTAAATAAGTAGATTCATTAAAATAACTTCTACTATTCTTTTCTATACCTTTTACATTGTGCCATCTTCTAAAAACGTTATGATGTACTACAACTGTATCTCCTGGTTTTATATCTGTATCACCAATCATTGGTGTTGATATAACAATAGCTTCTCTATTTACATATTGGTGATTATATATTTCAGTGTTAAGTATTAACTCTTTATCACCAACTTTTTTGCTGTTATTATATCTATTACCTTTTGGTGTTACAACGAAGTTGTAAACGCTTTTCATTAGTATTCTAAGTTATATTCTATAGATACAGCCATGTTTTTATTAAAGTCTTTCCAAGGCAATACATCTTTGTTTTTTCTAATATAAATAGAATACTTTTCATCTTCTTCTAATATATCACAAATTGTATGTCCACCATATACTTCTTGACCAACAGCGTAATGCATGGCATCATTTTTATAATCTTTGCCTACAGATATTTTACGAATTAGCTTTGCCATTGTCAGGGTAGTTTATTTTACCAGTTTGAATATCTACATCAAATGTACCATAATCTTTTTCAAACTCTTTTTGTAATATTGTTAATTCATCTCTATGACCAGCTATGCCGTGTAATAAATCATGCTTTCTAAGTTCCATTGAACCTAATTCTAGTTGTGATCTATTTATATCATTTATAGTTTTTTGAACCTTTGTTAGTTGTTCTTTTGTAATTGTTTCTGGTTTAGACTTTAAGTCTACTATTTTTTCTTTTTTTGCCATTTTATTTAATTTAAGTTAATTTAATCTTCTATTATCCACTCTGATTTATTAAGCTCTGTTAATATTTCTTCGTGTGTATATTGTGTTTTACCATCTAAAAAGCTTGGTGTGTTGCCTTTAAACTTTACAAATGTTTTTGTGCCATCATTATTATACCTTAAAGTATTTACTGATGTTTCATCTACTTGACTAAAGTCAACGCTTGCAACTTCGTCTTTTGTTATTATTATGTATTTTTTATTATTCATATTATGGTACGCTTGTATCACCTTGTGTTGGTGTGTTTTGAGGAACACCGTCTGCTCCTGTACTTGTTCTATCTATAAAGTTACCGCTTGTTTCGTCTAAAGGCAACCAAGCTACTAAACCATCAATACCACTTTTTGACACGTCACCTGGTTTACCGCTGTTGTAAAGTTTTGTAACGCTAGCGTCAGATATTGTTTCATCAAACAAAGAAAGACTACTGAAATTACCTTTAAAAAAAGCGTTGTTAGCATTACCAGGTTTACCTATATAAATAGTATCTGCTGTAGTTGCATAGCTTGCTATTGCACTAGTACTTGTTTTAACTTTACTACCGTTTATATACATAGCCATAGTATTAGCAGTCCTGTTCCAAGTAGCAACAAAATGAATCCAAGCAGGAGAACCATTACCGTCTTGAAGCTCTACTGCGTATGGATGATCCATAATAGTATTGCTACTTCCACCTCTAGAATTCATACGTATAACTTCACTACCGCCTTGATTTATAAATAAAATTGCTATTTTATTATCATTACTAGTACCAGTATGTAAATTAAAAATAGTGTCGTTTCCACTTGCATCTGTGTTTTTAAGCCATATAGACACACTACCTATATTTTTAATATCATTTGCTACGGAATTATTAATAGTAATATGATCATCTGCACCATCTAATAGCACAGATCGAGCAACAGCATATGTTGTCTTTGAATATGCAGGGCTTGATAATGAACTACCTAATCCTAAACCCATTACTTACCGAAATAACAAATTATACCACCATCAAGATCTTCTTCAGGAGTTACTCTAACCCATCTACCATAAATTGTTAATCCTGCTGGATATTTAACGCCTTCAGCCGTAGTACCACCAGCACCATGGTATTCATCTAAAAATACTAAAGTTTGAGATGTTGTTGGTGAAATTTGTGTATCTAAAACTAAGTCGTCTGTACCACCACCATAAGAAACAACTCTCGCACCTTGTTTGTTTGGACCATTGTATATAGGTGTTTTTGTTTCAAGATCTACAGTTAAACCAGTGTCTACAGTATCACCATCGTTTACTAATAAAACGTATTGTCCAGGTTTTATTTTAGAATTTGCCGCTGATAACTCTGGAGTTGTTGTAGTTGCAGCTGTAGCAACTGCAGCTTCAGTTACACCTAAATAGTTAGCTGCTGTAGCCTCTGTATCGTTTGTGCCAAAATATTGAGGCCCATGAGTATCTAATATTTCTGTTTGCAAAGCGGTTGGTGTGTTATCGGCTAAAAATGTAATAGCTATAATAACATGATCTTTAGGTGGATAAATTGGTTTTGCTAAATTTTGAAAAGCACTACCTAATTGACCAAAGCCATAAGCTACTTCTGTTGAATTTTGTCCCATAATTTTATTTTTTTACTTTTTCTAGTGATCTACCGCCAAAATAAGCACCGATCACAGTTATTAATACTAATTGTAATAAGTCTACCCAAGTGTCTTTTACTTCAAAAGCAATAACACCAGCATC